CTTGATACAGACTACCTAACTGTTGTGCTAGTTGTTCTGCCAATCCGTTACTGCCGCTAACTGACATTCCGCCTTTGCCGCGAAGTCCTTTACTGGCTAAATCGTTGCCTGTTGGCAACACTGATGACACTGTCTTTACTTCTTGTTCTTCTGGTTTAGAAGCAGTGGTTGCTGAAGCAAAATCTGCTTCCGCATCTGACACTTCGCCCATACCTATTACAATGTCTCCATCGTCGTGGTCATGACTGTCCCCGCCTTGAATATCTTTAAGAATATTCATCAAGTCACGGATGCCGCCTGCACCACTGCCGTTCATGCTTAAATTCATAGACACATTGTCTGCTTGTTTTGGAGTATTCATACCCATCATACCGCTGGGCATGTTGTTCATTCCAGGCATGCCGCATTCGTCCATATCTTTCTCACCCACTAGAATTTCGTCGTCTGTGGATATCATAGGCTCTAACGGCTTATCTTTTTCACCAGCGTGATCATCAGGATATTGACCTTCATCAATGGCTTTAATTTTGTTCATTAATTCTTGAAAGTTCATTATTTTTTTCCTTTAGTTTGCTTTGCAAACAACTGATCATTAACACCCGAGTACTGTTCAAGTTCTCGTTTTGAACTGGTTAAATCTTTTAACATGCTCATTACACGCTTGTCTCCAACTAGATTTTGATTTTCTGATTGAACTTCATAATCTTTGTTAAACAGAGACTCGCCTGATTTTTCTTTGTTAGCGTTGTTAATTGCAATTTCTTCTTCTTCTTTAATATTACGTACTTTTACTTTGTCTTCGTACATGCGCAATTTATCACATACTGCGGCACGTACTTGTGCGCTGGTGGTAGGATAAGATAAGCATACATCAAAAATTGTAACACTGATATTTTTCTGTTCTGGAAAGTCGGATTGTGTTTCTTGAATAGGAGTTCGTTTGCCGCTACTGCACGATTCTACATTGTACATAGACAATGCTTCTTTGATTTTTTTAACACAATCTTTAGGACAGTCACCCGCAATTTTGACCTTAAAATCATAGGTTTTTTTGCTTTCTGTCAAGTAATCTTTGAATGATTTCATTTTATAATCCCAGTATATTATTTATTCATATTTTTAAGTTTTTCCAACAAGCTGTTTCGGTCAGTGACGATAAAACCGTCACCTGCTATACTAATACCTTCATCCGAACTGCTGGCGTCTTGATCTAACTTTTGCTTTTTCAGCTGTAAGTCGATCATTTTAAGTTTTTTATCAATTTTGGCAGCTTTGGCATCAATAGCGTTTTTCAGCATTGTGCCAGCTACTTCAAAAATACGTGCTGAATAACGTGCTTCCACATTCATACCAAGATCAATTAAATCATCATAGGCATCTGTGGCTCTTTGAGCAAGTGCATCAAATTCAGAATCGGCTGCATCGCCTAATCCTTTAACTTGCGGTAAACTGGCGGAGATTTTATCAAATTCAGCCATGTCGCGCAGAAAGGGTGCTGGATTAGTTGCAAGCTCTGCTTTCTTTTCTTCCTGCTTAATAATTTTCTTACTTTCAGGAAGATTTAGGATTTCTTCAAGTTTTTTAGTCATACTTTACTTATGCCATTCCGCCCTGGTGGAACAAATCATTTTCATTAAGAATACGAAATTTGATACCTTGCTGACGACACCAATGTGTAGCAGCCGACCACTTGGCTTGATTTTTTACAAACTGTGCTTGATTGTATTTGTTTTTACCCACACGTTCCAGCAATGTTTGACTAGCTGGTTTGATCTCGATAAGCTCCACATGCATCTTGGCATTCTTATCAACATATTGAATAAAAAAGTCTGGTACGTATATGGTATTGCGACCAGTTAACGGATCTTTGTAAGGAATTTGTATAGCTTCGCTGGCCCACTTTTGTACACTATTGTTTGTATCGCAAAATCGCATAAAACTGAATTCCCAACTGCTACGATATGTAGGAACTTTTGTGCCCACATATTTTCCTGGTTGGGTCATGGTAAATTTACCACGTGCGAATTTGCTGGCCATGTTATACTAGAATATTTCTACTTTCGTATTCGTCTTCTGGAGGTGCAATACGGTAACCGAGAAAACTAATTTTTTCTCTATAACTGTTTAATATCTGTGCCACAACTTGACTAAGTTGTACTTCTGTCATAGAGCCCAATGTGTCTAATAATTTAAATACATTGACATTATCAACTCTTGCTTGATTCAATAGTACAATACCAGTGCTTCTCGCACTTTGTAAATCAAATCCGTTTTTGATAAAGAATCCAACTACTGCGTCAATTTGATTGCTGGGAAAACTAACAGGCGATGCATAGTACTTGTCAAAAAATTGTTTGACATCAGTGCTGGAATCAGTAAAAGATTCATTGGAAGGTAAATTAGATATCATTATATTTTTGTGGCAACAGTTGCAACAGGCTCAGTGCTTGCTGAAGGAAAATTAAATCCTAGTATGCCACTTGTTCCTTGTTGGGGTGGAGATGATAGAGAAACTGATCCAGTTCCTATAGTTTCTTTTTGTTTTGTCTGTTCGTAAGTGTTGATTTGCTTGACCACAGTGCTTAGAATCTCTTGATTATTATTAGTATTAGATCCAGCAAATGATGGACTAAACGGTGTAGCTTCGAGATTACCAATCAGTGAGCTGGTATTCTGATCATAGTGTTCAAATCCAAATCCTTCTGGGTCTCCGGCGATCACATCTCCAGCACCGTAGGACACTGCTTCGTATGCTAGCCCCATTGTATTTTCATGAGTGCCAGTTGCCGAATAATCTACTTTGTTATGATTCCAACTAGTAATCATAGGATTATGCAAAGTATAGCTCACAAACTCATGTCGAGCCATTTGATATATCTTTATGTAGTTGAAGAACGGATTAGTGCTGCCGTTATCCAAACCAAATGTGTTATTGATGTAACTACTTCTACGAGTTGCGTTTCTGTTGTATGCTCCAGGATCAGTTGCACTGGTAGGGTCTGCATAGTAATAGCTGTAGTAATTTTGCCACAACTGATTAATCAGCCCCATATTATCATCGTGAAACGTGATGTTTATAGGATTAAATTTGTGAGTTGTCTGCACAACTTTTTTTCTGTTATACTGATTTAGTGTGTCAGTATTGAGTGTAAAACTTGGCAAGTCGCATGTTTTGACCAGCACATTAATTTCGTTACGATGACGTTGAACCAGGTCTATAAACTTTAATGCGCCTTCATTTATGCCAAATGCCACATGAAATAGAAATTTATGTTTGGGTGCTAATCTAAACTGATCATCCGTAAATACGCGAGCCGCGTGTTGGGGATCACGAAGTGTAACATTACTAGGACGATATAAAAATTGATTAGGAGTGAATGCCATAATAATATTTATCGATAAAATTAACTACGCAGTTTATAAAAAACCATAAAAAAGCCCGCCTAAGCGAGCTAATTTATTATCTTGAACCTGAACCTGTGGCCGCTGTTCCTAACGCACGATTAGTCGGAGCACTTGCTCCACCGCTAGTTTGAATACAGTTGTCTGGCTGGATGGTCAAATCAATAGTTAACATTGACTGGTCACCGTAGCCCAATGCATTGTATTGTGCTTGCTGGATATAACAGCCATAACACTCCCATGTTTCAAGAACATTAGGTGTGCTAGCGCCATTGCCGCCGTCTAGCATTTCGATACGCATTAAGAACTTGTAGTCACCGCCTGACGCCGCTGAACTTTGTTCAAAGAAATCAAATTGTTTCTGTAGTTGCTCACCAACTAGTTTGGTAACAGCGTTGGTTATGTCATCACGTAGTTTGACTGTGATGGCAGTCCATGTTGGCTTACCTGCGTAGTGGATCTTTGAGTTGTATACTTCAATAGTCTTGTCTTCAAACTTTACAGTTGGACGAGCGGCTTCTGCTACTTGTTTTGTTAGTTCTACAGTCTGTCCGCTAACACCAAAATTTTCAAAGCTGATTCTAAAACGATAGCTTAATTTTGGCATCAACATGCCCTGTGTTGCACTGCTTTGATT